GTCGTGCTGCGGTCCACTCGCGTGCGTATTCGTTGACGGGTCTCGGCGGTCGGGGGCGGAGCCGTCCAATGCGGTTATACGGGTAGGCCTCTTGACAACGTTATTCGAAGAGACCTATAATACGTTATTCGGGCTGAAAACGTGGCACGTTATTCGTGCAAAATTTTTGGTCCGAATGAGCAAAGTGTCATAATCCCGCTCTGCTGGCAGGAGGCAATTGGAACAATGCCGCGTATTGCGGGTCACGCTGTCGTAATGCGGAAAACTCGCGTGCGAATTCGAATGCGAATATCGGCGGTCAGGGGCAGAGACGTATAGGCGGTGCGTATGCTAACTCTACGGCTGGACACAATGCTCTGTCGAGTTGCTTTTGTCAACCGGCAAAATACGAAAAAGAGGGGATGTGTTGTTAGTAACTATACGTGAAAGCAACACATCTCAATTTTAGGACATTATGCGGCGGCATGGAAATCTGTGGGAAAAAATCATAGACATTGAGAATATCCGGCTTGCCTTCTACAAAGCGGCATTACATAAAAGCACACATAAAAACGTCCAAAAAACAAAAGAAAACCTTGAAGAAAGGCTAGAAAATATAAGACAATCCTTAATAAATAAAACCTTTAATACGTCAAGATATTGGGAAAAAATTGTCTATGAACCAAAGCAACGGATAATCTATATCCTGCCATTTTATCCTGACCGCATAGTTCAACATGCGCTGATGAATTTAGTAGCCCCAATATGGGATAAATTGTTTATTCATGATTCATACGCTTGCCGTGATAAAAAGGGGCTTCATGTCGGCAGTATGCGGACAATGGAGTTTGTTAGGCGAAATAAATATGTCTTAAAATGCGACATCAGTAAGTTTTATCCTTCAGTAGATCAGGATGTTTTATTGGAAATCATAAAGAAAAAAATTAAATGTCCCGATACGCTTTGGCTTATTGAAAACATAGTCCGAAGTTTTCCTGGCGGTAAAAATGTCCCTATTGGAAACTATACGAGCCAATGGTTTGGAAACCTCTACATGAATGAAGCGGATTATTTTGTAAAGCATAACCTACAGGCAAAGTATGGCCAGATAGATTATATTAGGTATTGTGATGATTTCTGCCTTTTCCATGACAATAAAAAAGTTTTGAAAGAATGCCGGGCGGAACTAAAAGATTTTTTAGAACAGAAACTTAAACTCAAATTCAGCAAGAGCGATATTTTTCCCATTAAGCAAGGCGTTGATTTTTTGGGTTACAGACATTTTGATAATTATCTTTTATTGCGGAAACGGACTACAAAGCGGGTACGGAAACGGCTGGCGGCACTCCCAACCCTATATGAGAAAAAGAAAATTACCGCAGAGCAGTACCGCTCGTCTATTGCTTCCACATGGGGATGGCTCAAACACGCGAATACGCATAATTTACAAGTAACGATACAGCTAACGGATCTAAAGAAAAAGGTAGGTGAATTGAAGTGAACAAGTTTTCAGATTTTGCAGATACATCAATCTCGCCGGTAATGGATGGGAAAAAAGTGTCTCTCGATGACATCCTTGACAAAGAAATCATTGTCTTGCGCTATAAGATAAAAAAGACAAAATTCAGCGAGGCAAAAAATCCAGACTGTCTTACAGTTCAATTCGCCTACCCTGAAAATGAGGCAATGCATTTTGTTTTTTTTTCGGGTTCCAGCGTCCTTATGCAACAATTGGAAAAGTACCAAGACAAGGTGCCTTTTTCAGCCACTATAAAAAAAGTGGGGAAATATTTCACCTTCTCTTGACATTTTGAGTAGATATATGTAATCTTATAAAGAGCTGACCGAATACGCGGAAGCCCTCTGTATCGATACCTGAGAAGGTGTCGTTGCAGGGGGCTTTTTTATTTCTATTTTGCAGAAGGAGGATGATCAAAATGATCAAGATATTGTGGGATCAATTTTGGGAATGGGCTTACAGCAGCCATGCTTATCACACATTTATTTTGGTTGCGCTTACCTGCCTTTTTGTTTTCCCTGATCGCCTTGGCCGTGTTTTTTACCGCATTTTCGGAAAATTTAAAAAAATAAAAGCAGGTGCGTTGGAATTGCAAACCGGCGAGGAAATAGACCCCAATACTCCATGCCCTTATAAAAAATCGCGTGACGACAGTTTTGGAGCTATTCGCAAACTAGACGAAAAGATTGACGGCTTGGCGAAAAGTTTTCGGGAACTAAAAAGTGAAACCCATGAGACAAGGGAAATGACCAAAAGCATAATAGTCGATCAACAAAAGCA